TACAAAAACTGACAGAACAATAATTTAAGTGTTAAAAATGGTGTTATAAAAAAAATCGACTGTTAAAATAGTGTTAAAACAGATTTATCTTAATGCTAATTATATTGTATTTTACTATATTTGCAATCGTAAATCAAATATTAATCTAAAAAATATAAATTATGTTAAGTTATTTTAAAGATGGCGTTAAAATTGATGGAGTTAAGAAAGAAACTATTGAGTTAATGTTGCTTCTCAATGGTTATTTTGTTGCTCAAGTTGGTAAACCTTTTGTTGTAACATCTTGTACAGATGGAAAACATATGAAAGGTAGCAAACATTATAGCGGTTATGCTATTGATATTCGTACACGTCATTTGAGTGTATGTGAAATAAATAATTTATTAGCTTGGTTTAAAAGCCATCACGATAAAGAATTTGATATGGTAGTTGAAAAGGACCATATCCACGTAGAATATGACCCCCATTAATCATAATATTATATATAAATTTTAATTTTTTAACGTTATGCATATGACACCAGAAGAGACAAACACCGTAATGAACCTAATAGTAGGCGCAATTACATTTGTATTAGGGTTATTCATTAACCCACGTAAGAAAAAGAAGTAGTTTTTTCATAAGTGTATTGAGTATGAGTAATATTTGTTGCTGTGAGAACCCCAAGCGTATAATAAACCCCTACACAGGTGAGGTAGTTTATGCAGCTTGCCGCACTTGTAACACTTGCTTGAATATTCGTGTTAAGAATTGGCAGGATAGAATAGAAAAAGAGTGTACATTGCATCGTTACAGTGCATTTATTACTCTTACTTATAAAAACGAACATTTACCATACTATCAGCCTACTTATGTAGACGAACAAAACGGTATTGTATGGACATCTAACCGAATTGATATTGACGATGAAATTGTAGGAAATTATGATTTTCACCCTGTTACACATAGCGAGGAATTGAATTATAATTGCGTACCTCATTTATGCAAACAAGATGTAGTTAAATTCCTTAAGCGTTTACGATCTTCAATAGATTACTATTTTAAAATAAATAACATACACGAAAATGGAAAAATACGTTACTTCTTCTGTGGTGAATATGGACCTGGAACGCTTCGTCCGCATTATCACGCCATCATCTGGTTTGATAGTGAGACACTCTCAAAGATATTTGAACAGTTGCTACTTAAAAGTTGGTCGCTTGGTTTTATCGACTTCCAGTTTGTCAACTCAAGCGCACCCCAATATGTGGCTAAATACGTTGCTGGCGCTGCTCATTTGCCAGAAATTTTACAATTTAAAAGTACAAGGTTATTCCATCTTCAAAGTAAAGCTCCAATTATTGGCTATACGGAAGAAGACGGAACACGATTTCAAGAAGAAGTCATTAACGGAAATTATGGACACGTTGAATATGATATTAAAAAACAAACCTCTGTATTTGTCGCTCCTCCCCTACCTCTTGAAAATAGATACTTCCCGAAGTGTAGGGAGTATCGCTTTAACTCTCGTGCTGAAAAATTACGAATTTATGCGTATGCATACGATGTTGCAAACGAATATAAAGTAGATGGAAAAGAATTATCTGATATTATATACTGTCATTTTGATAGTGCAGTTGATATTCACTGTATGTATGTTTGTAAGCATTTTTGCGAGAAATACTCATCTACTCCCGAACGTTATGTAGATTTGTTGATTGCTCATTATGACAGAAAAGCACAATACCAACTCCGACAAATGTACGAATATCAAATAGACTATGTAGATACGTACCGAATGCCGTTATATCATTTGTTAGATTTTGATTTAACATTATTCGAACGTGTGCCACTTCATTATTTTTTGTTTAAGGAAACTAAGCTAAAGTATATATTTAATAGCTATGGTATTGATGACGAATTTATAAGAAAGAAATTGTATAGAAATTCGCGTGATTTAGATATAGGCGTTTTATTATCATTACATCAAAATAACTCATCATTCTATCTTCATAACTTAGATATGCATAAGAAGATACACGAAGATAGTTTGAAAGTAAAAAAGAAAAACGAATTGTTGAATGTTTTAAAAATTAGTTAATTATGGGATTATTTAAATTACCAAGTCCACATCCAAATTTGAGCCGAAACGGTTATGACCTTTCGAGCCGTAAAGTTTTTAGTGCTCCAGCTGGTGCGCTGCTCCCTATTGGTGTATGGGAATGCAACCCTACCGAAAAGTTTAGTTTTAAGGTAGATGATTTCGTACGTACGCAGCCACTTAATACAGCAGCATTTGCACGCTGTAAAGAGTATTACCATTTCTTTTTCGTTCCATATCGTGCTTTGTGGCAGCACTCGGATAAGTTTTTTACAGGTGTAACAAACGGAGATAGAATGTTTGACCGTCCAAGTTTTCTAAATCAATTGAAAGGAGACGAAGGCAATTTTGTACCCTCTTCTATGCCGTCATTTTATTTAGATGAGTTGCACCGTTTATTAATATCTAAAGATGCTGAATTGTCAAAAGAAGCTACTTCTTTAACTCGTGTGCCTGGAATGCTTTTTAAAACTGGTGGTGTAGATTTTGCTGATAAAATTGAAAAGTCAAAAGTAGAATTTGGAAAGCTTAATTTAAGTGAGAAAGATGCTTTGGGATATTCCTATACTTATGGCGCATTTCGTTTGCTTCATATGTTAGGCTATGGAATTGACGATAAAGGACGTGTATTTTATCCCGAAATATTCGAAAAAGCACCTGCAGATTTAGACCCAATGGCGAAAGCATTAACTTACTTTATTCCTCACAATTTGGCTAACCCATTTAGGCTACTTGGTTACCAACGTATTTATAACGACTTTTACCGTAATCAGCTTTGGGAAAAGCCAGTGCCATATACATTTAACGTTGATTGGTGCAATAGTAATGTAAAGCTTAATTTGTCATCTGCTGAAATATATCAGTGTTGCCAATTGCGTTACAGACATTGGACAAAAGACTTCTATACAGGCGTATATCCTACAGCTTCATATAATGAAGGTATTTTCAATTTGCCTAACTATACAAATAGCAATGCAAATATCAATAAGAGCAATGACGGTGTAAGCGCTGCATCTTCTGGTATAATATCAACAAGCGATATACGAGCAATGTTTGCATTAGAAAAGATGTTGGAAAGAACAAGAGCAGCCAATGGATTAGATTACAGCAACCAAATAGCTGCACATTATGGCTTTAAAGTTCCCGAAAGTAGAAGAGACGTTGCCCAATTCATTGGTGGTGTTGATAATACTATTGTAATTAATGAAGTAATGAGTACTGCCAACAGTTCTATTGATGGAACTTCAAAAACTGGTAGTGTAGTAGGTCAAGTATTCGGTAAAGGTATTGGTACAATGTCAAGTGGTAGAATTGACTTTGAAGCTAAAGAGCACGGTATGATATTCTGCATTTATAGTATATCGCCACAAGTTGATTACGATGCACGGCAATTTGACCCATTTAACCGTAAGTTCAAGCGTGAAGATTACTTTCAACCAGAGTTTGAAAATTTAGGCTATCAGCCATTAATACAAAGCGATGTTTGTTTTGGTGGTAGTCCTGCGAAGCCATTAGAATTTGGTAACGATATCTTAGGTTATACGCCACGTTTTAGCGAGTATAAAACTTCAAGAGATATGTTATACAATGAATTTATGACTGGTGGCAGTTTGAATGCCTGGACGACACCACGTAATAATTATACTAAGAATAAGAAAGGTTTGACCGTCCCCGATTTGCTCATTGACCCCAACGTATTGTACCCTATTTTTGGCTTAAAATACAATGGAAAGTCAGATACGGACCAATTCCTAATTAATAGCTATTTTGATGTTAAAGCAGTACGCCCAATGGCAGTTAATAACCAATCATTAGTATAGTATGAATATTCGTAACCAAATAATACAGCAGTCGCAAACTATTGATATAGCGACATTTAATGAGTATCCACGTTTTGTAAACGGCACACCGAACAGTGTAGTTACAGCAGATACAACAGTAATAGAACAGTTATTCCCTATCAATCCTGTAACAGGCTTTCGAGATAGTGACCTTGTTCGCCTATTCTCTGAAGATGTATCTAAGCAGGAAAAGGACTTAATTTTGTCGAATTTATCGGTACATTTTGGTAAAGGAACTCCGAAAGATTTGTCAGATGAGGAAATAATGGCGCTTATCCCGTCACGTTACGCAGGAGATGCCGTTGAAATGGCAAAATATAAGTCATTGGTTGATGAATTGATAAAGGATTACGAAGATAGGAACAAGCCGATAGAACCTGTAGAGCCTACCGAGCCTACACCTACCGGGCCTACACCTACAAATAACCATCCATAATTTTGTATTTTATTCCCCCTTTGTGGGGGTTTTGTTTCATTTAAAAATTTTATGTTATGGCAGGAGGATTTCCACTAGGTGAAGTAATATCAGGCGGTGCCGGTATTATAGGTAGTTTAATTGGTGGTGCATTTCAGAAGAGTGCGCAACGTGCAGCCAATAGAACTAATTTAGCAATAGCACGTGAAACAAATGCCCAGAATTACCAAATATTTAGAGAGCAAAACGAGTTTAACAAAGAACAGTTTAATAACTACTTACAGTATAACACACCAGCAGCACAACGAGCAAGGTATGAAGATGCAGGCATTAACCCATATATGGCATTAGGTAATATGCAGAATGGTAACGCCCAAAGTGCTTTAACGAGTGCTAACTCTGCACCTATGCAAGCTACCCAAGTACAGCCAGAAAATGGAATGGCGAACGGAATACAAAGTGCATTGCTCAACGCTGCTACTATAATGAGTGCAGTCAGTGATGCAAGGTTGAAGAGTGCAGCAGCAGACAAACAAAATTTAGAAAATGGCAAATTTGCTGAAAATTTTGCTATGCAAATGGCAGAAATGCGTAGTAAAATAGGCTTAAATGATAGTTATAGAGATAAGGCTAAAAGTGAAAAGAGTATCTATGATTTCGACTTCAAGTTTAAAAACGATACGTTGGCTAACGCTATGAAATTAAGCGATTTATCTGTACAACAAGGTGATGCACTGTTACGAAAGACGGAAGCAGAAACAAGTAAGTTACAGATAGAGACGGATGTTATGCAATGGGATTTGAATTTAAAGAAACAATATGACGAATCATTTTTAAAGGTTAATTTGGCTAATGCTATTGCTGACTATGCCGTTAAATTGCAAGGTATTAAAGAGAGTGATAACAGAATTAAGAATGATAATATACGTACTAATAATGACACCAGGCGAGTAGGTATAGAGCAGCAGAACGCAAATAGTAATAGTATGAATGCTCAGACAAATAGGATGAACGCTAATACTAATGCTAAGAGTGTTGAGCAACAAGGAAAATTAATAGTTGCTACAGTTGCAAAACTTTATTCAGAAAAGTATGGTGTAGATATTGACAATAAGACACGTGCGGATTTGAATCAAAAAGTAATAGATAAAATGAAAGAAGAAACAGAGAAGTTGCGTAATCAAAATTACACACCTAGTGATATTAGACGTAGAAAAGAGAATGGTTCAATAGGTTGGAATTTATTAGATACTATGGGTTATGGTATCGGACAAATTGGCGGTAATTTGCTTGGTGGTATGTTTAAATAGTTGTATATTTGCAATTATTTAACTTTTTTGATATGAATGAGAAAGACAAATTATTGCGAATTATTAGGTATTTACTTACCTTTTGGTTAGTTTTATTAATTTTTGGTTTTATTTTAGCTTTATTTAGCTATATTTAATTGCCCCTTATTTTAGGGGCATTTTTGTTGCCTGGCCTCTGCGTGAAACGCTTAAACACTCACCGATTAGGTGTATAATTAGGGCAGGAAGCGGAGTGCAACGAGGCTGACGACGGGATATTGTCCCGTAACGCTTAGTACAAAAATATAGAGTGAGAGGAACGAACACTCCCCTATCAACGGCGCCGCCAGCAGTTAGCAATAATGGTACGCAGCTTATAGTATTCAGATAACATTCTTAATCAGTTTTCACAACGTGCGAGGACTTCAACCAACCTGTCCTCGTGCACCTCGCTTGTCCTACTATACAAAAACTGACAGAACAATAATTTAAGTGTTAAAAATGGTGTTATAAAAAAAATCGACTGTTAAAATAGTGTTAAAACAGATTTATCTTAATGCTATT